TGGTTACGATAAGACGGAAGGCAAGATTACCGTTGTGTTCCGTGATGGAACGTTTTACAACTATTACCAGATTCAGCCACAAGAGTGGCAAGCATTTAAGGCTCGTGTATCTAAGGGCCGCTACATTCTTGCGTACCTAGATTCTAAACCACGTGGTCCAGCCGATACTGCGGAAATCTCAGCAACAGCTCGCAAAGCGTTCTACCGACTTTCACGTGCTGCTCAGCTACACTACGGCGGTCGCCCTGACCTTGCAAAGAAGAAAACTCCACGACCTAAGAAAAAGTAGGAATGCCAAAAGTACACGACATCGGTCCAGCATTCGTTCAAGTAACTAACTTCCCCTATCAATGGGGTAAGAAACTAGTTGTACGTGGGTGGACGCAAGAGATAGAAGAACCATTTAGAACAGCAAAGCCATTTATAGTACGCTTGCCTAAATATAAAGCGCTAGTCTTTGGTAAATGGACAGGTGCTACAACAGAAGAAGCAGCACTCAATGGAGCATTAGAACGGCGGGATGTAACGTATGAGGATTTTACGGAAGAAGCAGGATGGACAGCCCCAGACTCGGGTGGAGAAGAGAGTCTCGAAGATTTCTACGCCAGACTTAGTTCAATGGATGGAACACTCGATGTACACGATTGGCAAGTGTATTACCACTTGGCAAAGGAGTCCGAGTGAGGAGCTTCTTGACGAAGTTGTTTTAGGAGCCGAAGTCTTTTACGCCATAGCTAAAGAGCTAAAGAAACGGTCTACATGAGTGAGATAGACGAAGAAAAATTTGAGGAGATAAATCCCGAATTTTATTTGCAGGATGAAGCTCCCGTTCAAGAAGAGATTGATGAGCCTCTTGACGAGCTTTCTCAAAAGTTTGTAGACCAGCTTATCGATAAGATGCTGGATTTCTTGAAAGTTCTTGTTGGGCATGACCTGCACCCCTATCAAAAGCCTTTAGCACGTCGCATCATGGAGTCCGTCATCATTAACGATGGCGAAGAAATTACTGCTCTTGCATCTCGTCAGTCAGGTAAGTCAGAGACTGTTGCGGATACCGTAGCAACGTTAATGATTTTGCTTCCTCGTCTTGCCAAGCTATTTCCAGAGCTATTGGGCAAATTTAAAGATGGTCTATGGGTGGGGCTGTTCGCTCCTACTGAAGGTCAGGCAGAAACGTTGTTTGGTCGTGCAGTTACCCGCTTGACTTCAGAACGAGCAATTGAAGTTTTGGGTGATTCAGAGATTGATGATTCAGCAGTGCGTGTGGGCGGTGTAACTCGTCAGATTAAACTGAAAAAGTCTGGCTCTACCATAACCATGATGACTGCCAACCCTCGTGCAAAGATTGAATCTAAGTCGTTCCATCTCATCGTCATTGATGAGTGCCAAGAAGCTGATGACTTTGTTGTCTCTAAATCAATCTCTCCTATGCTTGCGTACTACGCAGGTACCATGGTGAAGACGGGCACTCCCACAACCAGTAAGAACAACTTCTATCGTGCCATCCAGCTCAACCGACGCAAGCAAACTGCTCGTGGACGACAGAATCATTTTCAATGGGACTGGAAAGAAGTAGCCAAGGTCAACCCTAACTACTCGACGTACATCAAGAAAGAGATGCTTCGCATTGGCGAGGACTCAGATGAGTTCCAGATGTCGTACAACTGCAAATGGCTTCTTGACCGAGGCATGTTCGTCACCTCATCTGTTATGGATGAGTTGGGAGACACTTCTCAAGAAATCGTAAAGTCATGGCACAAAACTCCTGTCGTTGTAGGAGTGGACCCTGCTCGTAAGATTGACTCCACTGTTGTAACCGTTGTATGGGTGGACTGGGATAGGCCAGATGAGTTTGGATACTACGACCACCGTATTTTGAACTGGTTAGAAATCCAAGGAGCCGATTGGGAAGAGCAATACTTTCAAATTGTGAACTTCCTTAGTAACTACGACGTGCTTGCCGTGGGAGTTGACGGCAACGGTGTTGGCGATGCAGTAGCCCAACGTCTCAAACAACTGTTGCCTCGTGCAGAAGTTATGGCTCTTACCTCTAGCCCTACCGAGCAGTCCAAACGATGGAAACACCTTCAAGCTCTTATCCAAAGAAAGATGCTTGCATGGCCTGCCCATGCCAAAACTCGTCGCCTCCGTACATGGAAGAGGTTCTACCAGCAAATGGTGGATGCCGAAGTTACCTTTAAGGGACCAAACTTCTTGGTTGCTGCCCCTAATGAAACCTACGCCCATGACGACTTTGTGGACTCCTTGGCTATTGCTTGCTCTTTGACGCAGGACTTAGTCATGCCAGAGGTAGTTGCTTCTAGTAATCCTTTTTTCTAGTTAGACAACACAGATAGGACAAAAGGTAGGAAACTATTACCTGGAATGGCCTTCCATAAACATCCTTAAGGAGTAACTATGACAATTTCACCAGCACCTCATTTTCCAGAGCGTGCACCTCAGATTTACGAGCGCAAGGGCGCTGACAACGTAACTCGCCGTGGTCCACTTCGCTTCGAAGAGGGTATCGCTACCGATACCGACGTCCCAAATGATTTCCAAAAGGGAATGATGCAGGGAATGGTTTCAGCACCAGGTCGTGCAAACCACAACGCAAACGTCTTCGAGAAGCCAGCCGCAGAGACACTTGCTGAGCGTGCTCACGTTGGTTCAGCTGCATGGGTTGAAGCACCAACCTTCCTTGGTGAGTTCGCACATGGCACCATGAACGACTACTCAGCTGCAAAGATTGAGACAGTCGCTCGCTCAGGTGGACGCACACAGCGCACATCGGCAACCATCGTAAACGACTAAGTTAGTACAGACACCTAACGGCCCTCACATTAGTGTGGGGGCTCTTAGGTTATCTATGGAGGAGATTTAAGTGAAGAAGCCGTCTAACCCAAAGCTCTATGCGATGGTTGTCGCACAGGCACGGGCTAAGTACGCTACCTATCCTTCTCCAGGCGCAAGTGCATGGGTGCATCAACGTTACACACAGCTTGGCGGACAGTTTGTTGAGACTACAAACACAGACCGCATGAAGAAGATGGCGCAAAAGAAAGTTGAAAGTAAAAAGCGCAAACATCTTGAAGAAAAAGAAGATGATAAGAAAAAAGGTAAGCGTTAATGTCATTTCTTGACTTTTCACCACCCTCATACAGAGCGGCGTCAAGCGACTTAACGATTTCCGTTTCCCCTCTAGGACTCGTTGAACTTGCCGATGAAGAGTTTGAAGTACACGGACCTCGCCTCAACCGTTACTCACTGAACTGGGCAATGTACCTTGGTCACCATTGGGGGTATCGCCGTGAGACTGGCGAAATGCAAATTGCGGTTAATTACTACCGTGCGTTTAATGATTATCTTTCCCGTTTCGTATTTGGTCGTGGCGTACACTTTCGTTCGCCTAAAGCAACAGAAGCAATTGTTCCTGACAGACTCGAAAGAATCTGGGAAGTGGACAATGACAAAATGCGTGTCCTACTTGAAATGGGTCAACAAGGCGGCATTACAGGCGATTGCTTTGTCAAAGTAGCTTACGAAGAAGCATGGGAAGACTCTGCAGGAATCTTCCATCCTGGTCGTGTTCGTATCCTTCCTATGAACTCGTCATTCTGTTTCCCTGAGTTCCACCCACACGACCGCACACGTTTGCTTCGTTTTAAGCAGAAGTACCGTTTCTGGGGAACATCCCTTGAAGGTACTCGTCAAGTATTTACCTATACTGAAATCCTCACTGACGATGTTATTGAGGAATACATCAACGATGAACTCATAGATTCACGCCCCAATCCACTAGGCGTCATTCCTGTAGTTCACATTCCTAATGTTCCTGTTTCAGGTTCACCGTGGGGTCTCGCAGACGCACACGACATCATCACTATCAACCGTGCATATAACGAAATTAGCACTGATGTCGCAGACATCATTAACTACCACGCATCACCAGTAACGGTCATCGTGGGTGCTAAAGCCTCTAACCTAGAAAAGGGTGCTAAGAAGGTTTGGGGCGGTCTTCCAAAAGACGCCCAAGTCTTCAACCTTGAAGGTGGTGCTCAGGGAATTGACGGAGCCCTGAAGTACCTTGAACTGCTGAAGCGGTCAATGCATGAAATCATGAACATTCCTGAAACTGCGTTGGGGCAAGTTCAGGCAATCTCAAACACCTCTGGTGTAGCGCTTTCCATTCAGTATCAGCCTTTGATGAACCGCTACTCACAGAAGATTGCTCAGTACGGTAAGGGATTGGAGCAAATTAACCATCTTGCTCTTCGTACTTTGGCAATTAAAGAACCAGAGACATTTATCTATAACCCAGAGGTAGACGGTCCTATCAAGGATGGTCAGCTTACCCAGCTTGACCCTAATGACCCTATTACCTACATGAACTACGCACAGTTCCCATCACCTCTTCCACTAGACAAGCTGATTGTCTTGAATGAAATCCAAACCAAGATTTCTATGGGTCTTGAGTCTAAGGAAGGCGCACTTCGTGCCCTTGGCGAGGAATTCCCAGAAGAGAAGCTCGATGAAATTCGTGAGGAGCTCAAGGCAGATGCGGAAGCAGACGGCGCCTTGCAGCTTATTAAGATTCAAATCCAAAAGCAGATTATGGATATGACGGGCATGATGCCAGGTCCAGATGGAAACTCTGCAATTCCTATGCAGCCACAGCAGCTAGGTGATGGAGATGTTTTGGGCGATGGCGTTCTTGGACCTAACGACCCACAGAATCCAGAAAACCCAATCAGTCAGCAAACCGAAGGAATCGAACACCAAGGTGAAGCTGATATTCGCAACAAGCTTGTTACCGACGCCTATGGAACCAAAATTCCACAAAGAAGGTCAATAGACAAGAACGAATAGATTTCTGATAAATATCAGAATATATCGAGACAAAAGCATATAAATGTAATGCAATTGTCTTGTTAATAACCCAGTGGTACGCCTTCGGGCATTCGGACAACGACATAAGAAATATAGGTGACCAATAATGGCAGACCAAGACACACTTGATGCAATTCAGGCGGCAGCCGAAGTTGCACAATCATCAGAAATGAGTGAACCAGTAGTGCCAGGATTTACTGCAGACGACCTTGCAAAGGCTCGTGCTCAGGAAAAGGCAAAGCTGTATCCTCAGATGGAAAAGATGGCTGAAGAACTTGCAGCCATGAAG